GTATCAGATCACCCTGTCCGATGACGAGCGGTTCCTCGACCCTGACGCGATCACGAAACTGGTCGACGTGCTCGAATCGTATGAGGCCGACTTCTCCTACTCGAAAGCCGAGCTGACCTTCGCATGGAACAACCCGCCTACGGTTATCGGGACCGATCCGCCGCAGTCTGGGCAGATCACCCAGTTTCTCTACCGTCGTGAGATGCTGGACAAAGGCATGCTGTTCCGGACACACGTCGGGAATGCGACCGACTGGGACGCGGTCAGCCGCACGATAGCGCGCAACGGGCGGTGGGCGTTCGTTCCCGAGGTGCTGGTGACCCACCGATGCGACAAGTGAAGACGCCGCGACACTGCCTGATCCCGATCGCTCGCCGTCAGCTACGGCACGATATCGTGCGGTTCTGTCGCTTCACGTACAGCCTCGGCCTTCTGGGCGGCCTGAGAGAGAGGATGGCAACCCGTGGCTGACCGACTGACCGGGCCAAGCATCCTCGCGCTCGTCGGCCGGCAACAGACTGGCCCCGACCTCTGGCGCGTGCTCCAGCCGATCACGGCCCTGGAGAAGCAAGGCTACCCGGCCGGCTGGGACTTCAAGGATGCCGACCTGCTGGGCCTGGTCGCCGCCGCTGCCGAGGCGATCCTGATACCGCGCATGGAGTGGCCGCCCGAGTACAGGAGAGTCGCCGAGGCGTGGTTTCAGAAGAACCGCCAGGACGGGAAGGTCTGCATCTACGATGCCGATGACGACATCTTTACGGCAGCCGAGACCCAGCGGCGGGTCGAGCTTGGCTGGATGGAAGGCAGGACGTATGAGCAACTGGAGGCATCCAGATTTGAACGGATCTGGGCCATGCAACAGTGTGATGGTGTCACGGTCAGTACCCAGCGGCTCGCGACCATCGTCCGTAGCTTCACCACGAAGCCCGTCATCGTCGTTCCCAACGCGATAGACCTGATCTGGTTTAGAGGCGTTGTCAAGGCCACCAGGCGCCAGATACCGGGGCTGACGATCGGCTGGGCCGGCGGCCGGCGCCATGACCGCGACGTCGAGATGATGGCCGAGGCGTGGGGACGGATCGCACGGCGCTACCCGGCCGTCCGCTTCGTCGTGCAGGGCCATGTGCCGCCGGTGATCCTGGAGAACGTCGACCGCGACCGGCTGGCTATCCTGCCGTGGATGCGGCTGGAGGAGTACCCGTATGGCATCCGACAGGTCGACATCTCGTGTGCAGCAGTTGCGGATACACCGTTCAACCGGGCGAAGTCTCAGATCAAGGTGATGGAGGCGGCAGCGGCGGGCTCGGCCGTCGTCGCGTCGCCGTTCTATGCGGGCCTCGTGGACAACGGCTACAGCGGCTTCATCGCCGAGTCGGTCGGCGAGTGGGAAGACGCGCTGACGCAGCTCGTGGAGTCGAACGCGCTCCGGCAGATGATGGCTCGCAGACTAATCAAGGTCGTCGAGAAACATCACAGCCTGGCCGGCAACCTGTGGCGCTGGCCGGCGGCATGGTCGGCGATTCAGGAATCTGCGAACGAGCGACGGATCATTCTCGGCACCGGGGCGAAGGACGTGCGACGTGGCGTCATCCTGGCGCGAACCTAACCCGCCCCGCATGCAGGAGTACCGCTGCCGCGACTGTGGCAGGCTGCTATTCCGCGCGGATGGCAAGGGCCGCGTCGAGGTCGTCTGCGCTGACCGGCGCTGCCGGCGCATGCAAACTAAGACGCTGGATCAGCCGTCTTCTCGGTAGCCCGTCGCTCCTTGCGCTCGTCGGCGCGGACGGATCGCTCCAGACGATAGACGATCTCGCCAGTCAGTGAGCGGCGATTCAACTCAGCCCACCGTTTTAGGGACGCCAACAGGCTGGATGGGAACCTGACCAGGAATTTCACGTACTCATCTCCGGCCATGTGCGTAGTCTAGCATGAGTATATAGGCTCCTTGCCAACCTGTATAGACTGGATATATACTCCACCAGTGAGCGCGACCGGCTGGTGGCCTGATGCCCACAGGATGAGTGCCGCGCTCACCAAAGGAGGCCGCCTCTGCCTTGATACCCGCACCCAGGATGCCTCAGCGCGGTCGTCGCAGACGTGATACCCGACCTACGTTTACCGCGCGGCCACGCGATGCGTGACACCCGTGTACATCCTGCCGCGCTCACAAGGAGGAGCCGATGCCCAAACGCGAGATCGAGAACCGCGACAGCCTTGTTACCTGGGTCCAGGAGAAGATCGACGCAGGCATGGAACCGCACACCGCCTGTGAGACGGCGTTTGCCGAGGCGATCAAAGAGCATCGCGGCGCTGACGTGCTGAAGGTGCTTGGTTGGCGCTACGCCTTTTACGAGATCTGGCTAGAGGCCAACCGAGCGAATCGCCTGCCCGAGCCATCCCCGATCCGAGACCCGCTCGAAGGCCCGACCGCACGGCGTGTCGATCTGGGTGCGGTCGCCGCCGACTCTCGGTACAGCAAACTCGTGAACGTCGGCCGCCACGTTTGGGTGGCGCTGGGCGACCTGACACGCACGCAGTGCGCCCTGGTTGCTGCCGCGTATCGGGTGAGGGCGGCAGCGAACGAGGCAGAGGCGGTCCTCTTCGAGGCACTAGGCGCAGGATTGGAAGACGATACCACGACCATTCGTGACCGATTCACCGAGGCGGAAATCGCGGCGCTTAGATCGCAGAAGGCTGCCTGATCGGACGGGCCGCGATCCGTTTGATACCCACAGACCGTATGCCCGCCCGCCCTGGCCTGAGTTGATCTGATACCCACCGCATCACTGCCAGGACCGGCCGCTCTCAGAGTGCAACCCGCAACCCTACTGCCGGTCCTGCCACCCAACAAAGGAATGCAACCTCGTGAATGACATCCACCCCTCTACTGATACCCGCCCTGGGAGTGACGACCTCGCGAGGTTGCACGCCTTGTTGGGCCACTTCGCTCGCCAACTGTGGGACGTGCAAAAGGAGCGCATCGGCGCAGGTAACCGTGTAGCCGCGATGGAGCGTGACGGCCTGAGCGACTATGCCGAACCAGCCCGCGCCATCGTGGCTGAGTACGACGCGATCGAGAAGGGGATAGACCGCGAGCTAACGAAGCTCGTCAAGGGTCACTTTATGGCAGATTGGATCGCCGAGCAGCGCGGCATCGGTCTGCCAGGCTTCGCGCGGTTGCTCGGAGTGACGGGCGACATCTCGCGGTTTCCGACCGTCTCGAAGCTCTGGAAGTACCTGGGGCTGCACGTCGTTGACGGCCACGCCCCCAAGCGAGAGAAGGGCGTCCCCTGGACGCACACCGATTGCACATTCGCCCACCTGCTGACCTGCAAACCCGACTGCAAAACGGACCACCATCCGAGCTGCATCCCTGGCGGTGTCGGCACTGCGTACGCACCGCAGGGGCGGGTCGTCTGTCATCAGATCGGCGATGCGATTGTCAAGATGGGCGGAAGTGGCCCGTACCGCCGCGCGTACGACGAGAAGAAGGCGTACTACGAAACCGAGCGGCCGGACTGGTCGCAGGCTCGGCGCCACAACGCGGCGATGCGGTACGCCGTGAAGGAACTGGTCAAGAACCTGTGGATCGAGTGGCACACACGGCGCGGCCATGCGATCACTGATACCCGTCGCGGACATGCCGCGTCCGATGCTGCCTGACTGGGAGTGGTGGCCCAGGCGCCGTTGATACCCAAGATCGCCTTGCTACCACTCTCCACCCTGAACACGCGAGAAGGGCCAAAGGAAGTCTGATACCCAACGTCGACATGCTCCTCTTGCAATAATCGCCTGACGGGCGCATACTCGTAACAACTTCATAGACGGGCTTCGAGCCCCCGATCACTCGCGATCAGCGAGGGAGAGGGGGCTCCTTTCGTGCTCACCTACAAAACCGTTCCGTTCCGAGTGAAAGAAGTCGTTGACCTAGCCGGGGGCGGGTGGGAGCTTTCAGGCTACGCAAGCACCTTCGGCGGCGAGCCCGACAGCTACGGCGACGTCGTCGCAAAAGGCGCCTTCCTCGACTCGATCGCCGTCCGACCGACGAAGTTTCTCTATGAGCACTTCGAGCCGATTGGCAAGCAACTGGAGATCCGCGAAGACGAGCACGGCCTGTTCGGCCGATGGTCGATCGTGGATACCGCAAGAGGAACCGACGCCTACAAATTGGCGCGGGCCGGCGTCCTCGACAGCTTGTCGATTGGCTATGTCACCGTCGCCGACGAGTTCCGCGACGACGGCATCCGCATCCTCAAGAAGGTCGACCTTTTCGAGGTAAGCGCCGTCGCGATTCCTGCGAATCGGTCGGCGCTCGTCACGGACGTCAAGACCGGTTT